CACCGCGGCGTTTGAGGAGCTGAAGCACTCCTCGGAGGCAGCCTGCCAGAGGCAAGAGGAAAACAATAGCGCCACATCAAGCCCGAACCTGAACCGGCATCACCAGATATGTGAACACCGACTTATCCACGGGCTCCAGCACGGTGGGGAGGGTGGGGGCGTTGCAGCGCAGCAGCACCTGGTCCGAGGTCATCGCCTTGAGGCCATCGAGCAGGTAGCGGACATTGAAGGCGATCTCGATCGGTTCCCCTTCGGCGACCACCGGCAGGGATTCGCTGCCGCGGCCCACGTCTTGGGCGTCGGCAAGGATCGTGACGGTGCCGGCCTCGGGATCACTGCGCAGCTTGACGACGTTGTTCTCCTGATCGGCCAGCACCGCCACCCGCTCCAGGGCCTGGGAGAAACCGCGGCGGTCGAACTTGAGGCTGCGGCTGAAGGAGGGGGGGATCAGCTGGCGGTAGTTCGGGTAGGTGCCATCAAGCGTGCGGCTGATCAGGCGCTGATCACCGCAGGCGGCCACCAGCTGCCCGCCGTGGTGGCACAGGGTCAGCGCTGCGCCAGGGCTGCTACTGATCAACCGCTCCAGCTCGCGAATGCTGCGAGCGGGGATGGTGATCCCTGGTTGCCCAGTGCTGGCGGTTTCGTCGTCGTCGGTCACGGCAAACACCGCCAGGCGGTGGCCATCGGTCGCGGCGCATTCGAGGCCATGGGCGCTGAGCAGCAGATACACGCCCATGAGGATCTGCTTGCCCTCTTCAGAACTGGCGCAGAATGCCGTCGCCCGGATCGCCCGGGCCAGCGCATCAGCGTCAATGCTCAGGGAATCGCCAGTGGCAGCAGGCAGGTCTGGGTAGTGGCTGGGATCGGCTGCGCACAGCTGGTAGCTGCCGGAGAGGCTGGTGATGGTGGCCTGCTCCTCGGCGGCGTGAAGGGTGATCGGGCTGTCGTTGGCCAGACGGGCCACGATGCCCCCCAGCAGGTGCGCCGGCAGGGCGGTGGTCCCGCTGGTCTCCACGCTGGCGGGGATGGTGCCCTGGAGCCCCAGGGCCAGGTCGTAGCCGGTGAGGGTGAGCCGTCCCGTGCTGGCATCGGCCGAGAGCAGGACGGTGCTCAGGATTGGATGGGTGGGGCGGCTGGAGATGGCGCGGCTCACCAGGGCCAGGGCCTGGTTGAGCTCGGCCTGGGAGCAGGTGAGTTTCATGGGGTTGGGGTGGTGGTGGGCAGCGGGAGGACCCAGTGGGGGAGCGAGTGGGTATGCACCGACGGATCAGGACGGCATAGGCAGTAGTGGAAGTTGATTGGATGCCACATCCAACAGGTGCCCTGCGCATCGCACCACCCCTCGCGCTCCCATGGCCGCTCAGCGACGGGCACCGGCTCGATGGCGGGGCGGCCCCAGCGGGCGAGGACGGCCAGGGCAAACTCCTCCGGCGTGCGAGCGGCAAACTCGGCGGCCATGGCTCGAAGCTCGTCACTGGTCGGCCCCTGCGGCTCGGACTCAGTCGCATCCTCGTCAACGCGCTCGCCAACCACCTGCGCCGCCCACGTCAACATGCCGGCATCTGTTGATCTGCCTGCATCTGCGGATTGGGTGGCGCTTTCGGTAAGCCAGGAAATCAGGGGCCCGAGGTCTTCAAGGCTTGGCCCCTCAGGCTCCGGCTTGGCCAGCTCGGCGCGGGCGCGGGCCAATAAAGCAGCGCAGTCACTGACCGCATAGTCATCTGGATTGCAATGAGCCGTAACAATGTCCGCAAGCTCAGCGCACAGGGCGCGGAATGTGTTCATGGGGTCTTCTCGGTGGGTTGGTGTTCGCCGATCCCGTCCAGCCAATCGGCGGTCGTTGAGCTGCCGCCGTGCCGCTCCCGGAGGATGGCAGCCAGCTCACGGGCGTAGAGCTGGCTGATGCGGCGGCATTGGCCACAGGAAGTAGCGCAAGGAGGCTTTTTACGTCCCTTGCTGGCCGAGCAAATAGTCAGCGCCAGGCGATCGGCGGGGGTTGGGGTGTTCATGGTCATGGGGTGTTGGTGTCGGTTGTTTGCTGCAACTTAATAATTAGCCGATCTAGATACCATCTGGCCTTTTGCGCGTCTTGCGTTGGGTTACCTTTCAGCCACATCCGTAACAGATACTTAAGTACTTGCCACTGCAGGCTGGCCAGAACTGCACTCGGGGCGGTGGCTACGGCCTGCTCCAAAATGTCGATGACTTCGACGGGGCCGGCAGTGTAGTGGTCTGGGTGGTTGACGGGATCACTCACGCCGCACCTCCATCCCCTGGCGGGTGCTCTGCGTTGACAACCTCCGGCCAGTGGCGCATCAGCTCGCGGCTAACCACGCCTATGGCCCGATCGCGGCTGGGGCAGTGGTCGATCCTGATCCCCGGGTAGGGGCCATCGGGCCGCGGCCTCACGACACCCTGCCAGTAGCCGTCGGCATCAGGCTGGGGTGCGACGGCTGCGATGCACACGCGATCGCCGTAGTAAACGCACCATGCATCCGGGGAATCGTGGTGCTGTTCCCAGGTGATGGGGCTCACGGCTGCACCTCCGCTACTGGCAAATCCATGCACGAATCGAGCAGGCCGGCGTTCCCCAGGGCTCGCACCATCGCCCACCAGGACCGCGAGCAAGCCCGCTCCCAGCACTCTTGGCACAGGGTGCCGTCGTGATCGTCGGGCCACCGCTCAGCGGGATCTGGGATGGCGCTGCAGCAGCTGCTGCAGGTGATCACAGCTGCACCTCCTGATCCCGCTGCTGGCGTTCCAGGAAACTGGCCAATGCAGCAACTACATCAGGCTCCAGGTAAACGCACGGGGTCGTGCGGTGGTCGTTGACGCGAAGCTCGATGCCGTAGCCGTCAAAGGTGGCATAGACGCCATCTCCCAGGTGCTCAAGACTCACGGCTGCACCTCCCCGCCAGGGGGTCGGCGAAACTCGGGAAACGAGTCGCTGGGGTCGGGGTGGTGGACCTGCCAGAGCCAGCCGCCAACGAGCAGGAGGATTACCAGGCAGGGGATGCCGTAGCCCAGCAGGCGGCACCGCAGCAGGCGGCGGCGGTCAGCGTGGTCCTGCTCTCGGATGAGGTTGAGGTTGCGGTTGCGGTTCATGGGTCTCAGAACGGATTGTTCGGGGTCACCAGTATTCCAACGGGCTTTCCCACGCCGGGTATGTCGCGGTCAGCCACGCCTTAGCCTCAGTCTCTAGAGCGTCAATCGCAGCCCAGTCGGTGAGCCCGGCCTTACCGAACTCCTTGATGACTTGGCCGCAGTCGGTCGCGTAAACGCAGAGCACTTTGTCGCTGCTGCCGTCGCGCCAACTCTCGACGCCGTAGCGGCGATTCATGTGCATGTCAGCGCGGCGGTCATAGAAGGCGGCCTTGTAGAAGATGCCGGCGCGCTTGCGGCCCTGCTCGTCCAGCAGGTCGGAGTGCATCGAATGGTCGGTGCCGCGCTTCGTCCACCCGGGCGGCAGTTCGCACGCCACGAACATGTCGTCCACGTCGGCGCCGAACTTGAAGCCGAGCGCGGTCAACTGCTCGCGCGTGGCGCCGCTGATTTTCTTCGGAAGCATGGCGCTCTCCACCAGAGTGCGCTGGCCTGCCGCTTCCTGCCGTTCAATGCCGCCTGGCGTGCTGGGAATCAGCGCGTTGACAAGGTCGCCGCGCGAAGCGGCTGCGAGTGCTGCAAAGTTCATTTCTCTGTTTAGGTTGCGGGTCATGTAGAAATCTGGGGCTGGCATGGTTGGCCCTCAGAACGGAATGTCATCGCCGGCCACGTCACCGCTACTACCCCACACTGGCGGGGATGTCGGGGTGGCAGGGCGTGGCGGGGGGGAGGCGGCAGGGCTGGCGGCTGACTGGGCATCGCCAGGGTGATCGCTGCCGGGCCTGGAGCCCAGCAGCTCCAGCCGGTCAACGCGAATCACGGGCTTACTGTGCTGTTCGCCAGTGGTCTTGTTTGTCCACTTTTCAATGCGCAGGCTGCCAATGACACCAATCAAGGATCCTTTCTTGACATAATCTGCGGCAACCTGGGCTGTCTTGCCCCAGATTTCGAGATTGAACCAGTCCGGTTCTTCGTCGCGGCTGCGGCGGTTGACAGCGAGAGTGAGGTTGGCAACCATGGTGCCGGATTCGAAGTAGCGAACTTCGGGATCGCGACCAGCGCGACCGACGAGGGTGATGGAGTTGATGCTCATGGGGCAGGGGATGCAGTGGGTTCGGTGGTCTGCCAGGTGGCAGGAAGTTCGCCATCGTCCGCAACGGTCATAGCCTCGCCGGCCGCATTGCAGCGGGTGACGGTTTCGGGGCTGATGCCGTTGCGGACGATCTTGGTCAGAAGCTCCGGCGAGACGGCTGCCAGGGTCACCCCATCACCGCCAGTGAGCTCAGAGCAGAAGGCTTCCAGGCCCGGCAAGGTCAGCCCGGCAGTGCGGCAGGTAATGGTGGCGTGAGCGCGAAGCTCGGTCAGGCTGGGGGCTGGTTCCTGAGGCTGAGGCTGCGTGACTTCCGTCACGGTCACGGCAACAGGCTCGGCATCGTCTACGCCCAGCTCTTCGGGCACATAGGCGACGGCGCCGCCCAGGGCATCCGGGCAATAAGTGCGGACGCCAGCGCTCATGGCACGGGCGAATAACTGAGCCTCTGGGAACCGTTTCCAGTTGGATTTGCTCGCCAGGCCGGCTCGCTCGGCCATGGCCATATTCCATTCACTGACCCCAAGCGGCTTACCGTTGGCAGTGAATTGGATTCGACAGCGTTTATCGGTGCTTTCCAGCACCTGGTAGTCATATGCAGGATGACGCCGCACAGCCTGAGCCATGAGGTTGCTGGAAAAGGCTGGCTTGCCTTCGATGATGTGAACGCCAGTGGCGCTGGCAAAGGCTGAGAATCCAGCCTCCATGCCAGCCATTAGACGTACGGCACACTGGGCGATCTGAGTGTCCTGGTTCCCGCTGCTGCCGAAGTAGCCGGATGCCGCCAGTACGCGGGCCAGGCGAGCCAGATCATCAACGCTGCGGACCTGCAGCGTGAAAGCCGGGCTGTCAACAGTGGCCAGGGCTGATCCTGGCGGGCTTGCTGTCATGGGTGCTGCCCCTTGCGGTGGTTGCACAAACGATAGCGCAACGGTTGCTCGTGTGCAACCGATCAGCTGGGCCAGGCGATCGCTGCGGCATCGTCGGCACTGCGGGCAAAGCCGGCACGGCCACCGGCGCGGGTGATGTTGGCCGCCCAGTCCTGTTGGGCCTGGCGCTCCTGGGCATTTTTCGGGCGCTTGGTCTCGATGCTGAGGAACAGGCCCACCGTCTCGCCCACCATCTCGGGCGTTACGGGCACCGACACCAGGCCGATCCAATCGCCGCTGCCGACCTTCAGGCCCGTGGTGTAGAACCGGCCCTGCCTCACGATCACATCACCAGGGCGGAGGCTGGCGCGGGCAGAGTTCAGATTCAGCGCTGTGACGCGGGTGCTCTCACCGTGCCAGCTGCCGCCGACGTGGTTGCGGTAGATGCGGGCGCCGCTGTTCGGCGCGTTGATGCGGGCGATGATCTCGCGGCTGACGCGGGCCTCGGATGTCATGGGTTAGGCGGCGGTGGTGGTGGTGCGGCTGGCTCGCTTGCGCTGCCAGCACGGCAGATCGTGCTGGGTCCAGGCCCAGCCGGCCTTGTAGCCCAGCATCCGGCCCAGATCCTGCAGGCCAGCCAACGAGCCATCACAGGCCCGGATCAGCTCCCGGCGCTCCTGCCGGCGGCGCTCCTGCTCCCGCAGCTTCTCCATCCGCGGATCGAGTAACACCAGATCACCATCGACGTGCTCGACGGGGCGGCTCCAGACCAGGAACCGGTGCCCGCACTCGGGGCAGACCTTCGGCTGGCCTGGGATGAACGCATCGCAGCGGGGGCACGCCTTCCCGGCTGGCAGAGTTTCACGCGGGCGGGCGCTTCGGCCCTGCAGGCTCCACTGGCGATCCTGCAGCGGGGAACCGAAACCCGGCTGGCGCATGTTGCCGCAGTGGTCGAGCAGCACCGCGTGCGATTTGCCGTCGGCCGTGCGCAAGGCCCGGCCCAGCATCTGGAGGTACAGCGACAAACTGCTGGTGCGGCGCACCAGTTGCACGGCGGCGACGCCGGGCACGTCAACCCCCTCGGTGATCAGTTCGCAGTTGACAAGCACCTTCACAGTGGCGTCGCCAAGATCCCGAAACATCTCGGCCCGCTCGTCTGGCAGGGTTTTGCCGTGCACTGCAGCCGCAGGGATTCCGGCATCTCGGAACGCGATGGCGTAGGCCTCGGCACGCTCCACGCTGGGGACAAACGTGATACAGGTGCCGTTGAAGTGATTCGCGACCCGCTTGCGGTACTGGCTCACCACGTCGCCCATGACCTGGCGGGTGGCCAGCATCTCGGCCTGCCGCTGCTGACCCGCCAGAGTGTCGGGGTTGCGAATGCCGTCCAGGTCGGCACTTGGGATCGAATAGCAGTGCGGCCGGGCCAGGAAATCGTGATCCACCAGCCACTCGACAGACGGGCCGATCTCCAGATGCTGAAAGTAGCCGCCGTAGCCAGTGCCCAGGCCGCGGCCATCCAGACGCTCAGGCGTGGCCGTCAGGCCCCAGAGCCAGGCATCGGGGCACGCTTCGACGACCCGGCCCCACTTGTTCCCCTCCACCAGGTGGTGAGCCTCGTCGATGATCAGCCAATCCCAAGGCGGGATGGAGCCCAGGCGCAGGCCGATTGTGTCCACGCTGCCGACCTGCACACTCAGCTCGGGCTGGAACGGTGCCCAGATCCTCGGAACGATCAGGCCATGCTCCACGCCAGCCCGGCCGATGCGACCCGACAGGTCAGCCACCAGCTCCTTGCGGTGGGCCAGGGCCAGGACACGGGCGCCGCTGCTGGCCAGCCTGTGGACCTGGTGAGCCAGCATGGTGCCCTTGCCGCTGCCCGTGGGCGATTGGGTCAGCACGCGGCGATGGCCGGCGTGGAACCCGTTGACGCGGGTGCGGTGGATCAGGTCGTCCTGGTGGGGGTGGA